TGATAATATTTGCAAAACTATTGCTTTTTGTAAAGCAAATCTTGTAGATACTCCTACTGGTATTGAAGATATGATTCTTGAATATGGAATTGATCTTTGTGAGATTGAAGTAAAAGACTTTATTAAATATGTTTCAAAAGGGTTAAGAGAGTGTAAAGAGAAAACGGCTGTCATTGACTTTAATGATATGATTTGGTTTCCCTTTGTATATCGTTTAAATCCTGGCAAATATGATTATGTCTTTATAGACGAGTCTCAAGACCTTAATAAGGCTCAAATTGAACTAGCCCTATCAGCTGTAAAGATAACTGGAAGGGTTATTGCTGTATTGGATGACCTCCAGGCGCTATATTCCTGGCGAGGCGCTGATGCTCGCGTTCTAGACAATTTACGAGTTCGTCTAAGCCCCAAAGAACTTCGATTGCCAATCTGCTATCGTTGTCCCAAGCTAGTTGTTGAACAAGCTAAGAAATTCGCTCCTGATATTCTTCCATTTGAGAAGTCACCAGAAGGCTCGATTACTGATATCGCTGCTTATGATTTAATGAAAATGGCTAAAGCAGGATCTTATGTAGTAAGTAGATTGAATGCCCCTTTGATTAAATACTGCCTTAGATTCTTAAAGAATGGAATCCCTGCCAATATCCTTGGAAGAGATATTGGTAATAATCTAATGTTTCTAATAAAGAAGTCTAAAAAGAAAACAATTACAGATTTCTTGAAATGGCTTACTAATTGGGAGAAGGATGAAAAAGAAAGACTACTTTCTAAGTATCCAAAAGCCAATACTGAGGCAATTTCTGATAAAGTAGAATGTATGGAAAATCTTTGTGAAGGAGCTTCTTCTTTAGAAGAGGTTAAAAAGAACATAGATAATTTATTTCAAGATAATGATGAGTCAAAAATAGTGTTATTTAGTAGCGTTCATCGTATCAAAGGCAAAGAATCAGATAGGGTCTTTGTTTTAGCAGATACTTTGAGAGCTTCTTCTCAAGAAGAGTTGAATATTCATTATGTTGCAATAACAAGATCTAAAAAAGAATTGTTTATGGTTTGGAATAAGCTTCCAGATCCGCTTATTGAGGAAGAGAAAAAGAAGCTGTTGTTAAGTCTATAATACGTCATATACGTATGGTTAGATATAAAAAACTTGCTAGGGATATTAACTCTAACCCTGTTCAATATAGGACGTGGGTTGATGGTTATCAAGATTTTGATCCTCAGAATTATACTGGTTATAAATCTGGGAAGAATGATTTTATTGACCCATCCACATATATGGTGGATGATCCTTTAGCAATTGTTGATTTTAACTTACCAGACCCTAAAAATTGGTCAACTACCAGAAAAGTTCTACCTCACGCAGCATCAGAGTCTCAATTAGCAATAATTGATGGATATATTTATCTATTTGGAAGTCATGAAGTAAATACAATTTACAGGGCTCATGTTAATAACCCAGCGCATTGGATTGATACTGGTATCTCATTACCAAAACATCTATATGGTTCTCAAATAGCTGTAATTGGCGATAGTATATATATGTTTGGTGGCATTGTTGATGGTTATGCTTCTGATGAAGTTTACACCGCAACTACCAGCGATCCTCTCACTTGGACTAATCAAGGATCTTACCTGCCTTATAAAGTTGGATATTCACAGTTATTGGTATTAGATAATTATATTTACCTATTAGGCGGAATAAGTGATGGATATATTGTTCGAAATAACATATCTTTTGCTGCCGTTTCTGATCCATTAACGTGGTATGACAATGGTTATAAAATAGCAGAACCATTATATAGATCACAAGTTGGAGTATTAGATGGTTATGTGTGTTTATTTGGAGGACAAATACATGATCGTAACTATACTAAAAAGATTTATACATGTCCAGTGGCGGGTTTCCACACAGGACCGTGGTCTTTTACTGGATCATTACCATTCCCAGTAAGTAATGCACAGTTTGCAAGAATAGGTGATGATGGCTATTTGTTTGGAACAATTGATTCTGGTGGAGGAATTCCCAGATTTACGTCTATTATGACTTGTCATTCAACAGCACCTAATTTATGGATTCTATTAAATAAGGAAATCCCAGGAGAAATATCATCTTCACAATTAGCCATAGTGTATGATAGGATATTTCTGTTTGGAGGCAATGGAAGTAGTATCATATTTGCTGAAAATCCAATATATAAATATGATCCTGCTTATTATAAGGCAGTGGCATATGGGGCTTTGACTAGAACTATTGTTCAAGCGACAGTAGATAATAACGATTTGTTCAAGAATTTAGGTTTTCCTTGGTGGAAAACAGATTATAAGAAGTAAATTAATAAATTGGCGCCCGGCTTGACACGACAATTTTCGTGATTAAGTTATAGGCAGAGGCACATATCATGGAAGATCACAATTCGCCAGAGGCGGTTGCGAATAGGGCTAATCAAGAAGACCCTATTGTAATGTATTTAGTCGTTCGAGAATCATTGGGAATGGGTATGGGCAAAACGGCTGCTCAATGTGCTCATGCATCTCAAATGTTATTATTGAATTATAATGAACTTGAGAGACTAGAGCTTGCTGAAATGTCAAATGACGCAGAGCAATTAAGATATCGCTTATTTGAAGAATGGCTTCAGACTTCTTTTCGCAAAGTTGTGCTTAAAGCAGATGATAAAGAATGGGCTAAGCTCAAACTAGAGCTTATTGAGCCTGAAGATGTAGATGTAATAGTTATTGATGCTGGATTGACTGAGATTGCCCCAAACTCTGAAACTGTTATTGGTTTATGGCCAAGAAAAAGAAGCACTGTTTCTAAACTAGTAAAGAGGCTTCAAGTTCTAAAATGATTGAACATTTTGTTTTACAACAAGATATTATTAAAATGATTTGTGGCGAGATTAAAATAATCGAAGAACGATCCGATAATTATAGCGGATACTATAGTATTGATGAAGATTACATTTCATTAGATAATGCAAGCTCTATTAAAGCAGAGGATATGCTAGTTGCCGCACACGAAGCATTTCATGCATTAAGATTTAGAACAAAAGCTGTAAAAACAACAATAGTTTATTCCATCTCTAAAATGAGAGATGAAGAGTTTATTGTTCAGAATTTGGCTGAAAAATGGTGTCTAGAAAATTTAAATCCAGAATTATATGATCATAATGAAATATTTAAAAGCTCAAGTGAAATTAAGGACTTATTAAAATGAAAAAGAAAGAACCTAAATTAGTCCCAATTGACCTATCAAAAGGTAATGGTCATAACCATCCAGATATATGTTTAGGTAAACGCTATTTAGCTAAAATAGGCGGAGAGTTTTATACTGGAAGATTTAGTAAACAATGGTATGGGTTTAATTTTAATGATGGTTGGGGATGTTCTGGTCATCAATTTGATACACCAGGAACAAATTGTTCTAATTTGGAAGAACTTTATGAGATTGTTAAACAATGAATATATTTATTCTTGATGAATATCTTAAAATTTCTTTTTGTTCTTTTGTTATCATAAATATATAATCAATTATTAGTATAATAGGAAAGGCTTTTCACACCATGTCAAATGACTCATTAGGCGATAGAATGAAAAATTACGAAAATTCATTTCGTCAAAAATTACCAACAAGACTGCCAGTCATTATCAGGATTGACGGGTGTCATTTTCACACCTATACAAAAGGGCTTCAGAAGCCAGTTGATCAAAGTCTTGTTGATGTTATGAATGAAACTGCCATGTATTTGTGCAAAAACATTCAAGGAGCCCAACTTGCTTATGTTCAATCTGACGAAATCTCAATCTTAGTTCATAACTATAAAGAGATTGAGACCCAATCATGGTTTGACAATACTCTTCAGAAAATGGTTAGCGTATCTGCCGGAATGGCTTCAGCAGTATTTACTAGTTTATCTCCTAAGATTTTTGGAGTTCATAAATTAGCTATATTTGATAGTAGGACATTTATTGTTCCAGAAGCAGATGTTAATAATTATTTCTTATGGAGACAGCAGGATGCTACTCGCAACTCAGTTCAGATGTTAGCTCGTTCTTTATACTCACATAAACAATGTGAAGATAAGAATAACTCTGAACTTCAAGAGTTATGTCATGAGAAAGGTGTAAACTGGAATGACTGCCCAACTTCACAGAAGCGTGGTCGTTGTATAGTTAAAATAACCGCCTTTTGCGATGGCAAAGACCCAAGAACTGGCGAAGTAACAAAGTCATTGCGCACTAAATGGACTGTTGATAATGAGATTCCAATCTTTTCACAAGACAAATCTTATATTAATGGATATTTACTCACTACAGAAGCTGCCGAATTAGCTCAAATTACTTAAATTTGATTATGCTCATTTCGCCATAGGGCGTATTCAATATAATTTGACGCGCACCAATCAATATTGTTCTTTAAAAGATGGTATGCCATCATGTTTTCACATGTATAATACATTCCTTCTCTATAATAATCGAAAGATTTATCAAAAAGATTAGACCAAACAAGCATATTTTCCTGTGAACCAACTAGCATTTGGTCACAGAATTGTTTATTTATCTTATCAGATAATGGAAGGTTTACTGGTTGATGATGACGACCGTTTTGATTTCTATTAATAAGTGGGTAATTAATTTTTTCCATATTTAAAGCTGAAATATCAAATGGGGTAAAGTATTTTACATCTCCTCTTGTCAAAATTACAATATCATATTGCAAATTGTTATGTTCAATATATTCTTTGAATAATTTAATAGATTGCTGCTTACTATGAAGCTGTGATGCTATCCTAAATGTTAAACTTCCATTATATTCCTGCTCTTTAACAGAATTTTTTGCAATTAACTTTTTGTATGGCTCAATATCATAATCAGTTATTTGATATGATTTTAATCTATCTCCAAAAAAGTCAATAATTTCTGGTGCAACAAGCTTTTCATTGGCAGAATGAAATGGATGCCTGTTATGCCAATCTATAGTTTCATCTTTTGGCAGCGTAAATAGTGTTTTTGGTGATGCAAAAAATATATCCGGTTGAAGAGGATCAATTATATGTTCTTTTAAAGATTGTTTTGTATATTCAAATGTTCTAAAAAAACCTGTGAATATAATTGCTGTTTTCATATATGCTTATATACCTTTAATATTGTGATTTGAGAAGATAAAATGAGTAGCAATCAAGAAAGAAAAGCGCGCAGGAGAGTGCGCAAGAAACAATCTAGGATAAACTTTAGTCTTAAGAAAAGATTATCTCAAGATATAACATTTACGCCATGCTGTTATTGTAAATTGGCATTTTTAGTTGATGAATTAACCGTTGAGCATAAAATACCAATATGTTTAGGCGGAACTAATGATTTAGATAATATGGCGCTTGCTTGTGCCCCTTGCAATCAACAAAAGGGCAGAGAAGCTTGGTCAATTAAAAAAGAAATTGGGAGACAAAAATATGAGCGTTGATTATTATACTTGCGATAAGTGCGGTCATGGATTTAGAGATGATAGCGATGATTATAGGCATTGTAAATGTGGGTACTGTTTTTGTTCAGCAGAATGTGGTAAGCTTGAAAATATTCAAGAAAAATATGATGAAAAAACCGATTCATATGCAGTAGATAAAAATATCCCTATTACTTGCATCTTTTGTAGAAAAGAAAGTTATACAACTTCAGATTTGTTTAATGCATTAGTTGCGCATTATAATTTATCTCCAGAAGATGTTGTTAAAATTTGGAAGGAACAAAATAATGGGCGTTGATTTTTATTCATGTACACTTTGTGGTTATGGATTTCCTGATTGCGGCGATTATGTTCGTTGTGATTGTGGTAGGAGATTTTGTTCTGATGAATGTGCTGATATGGCATATGATGAGAATGATGAGGGTAGTTGTATAATTTGTCAGAAAGAAAATGCAGATGACTCTACATTGTTTAACTTCTTACTAACTCATTACAAATTAACTCGTGAAGATGTAATGAAGATGTGGCAAAATACTCCTGATGAAGATGAACCAGATACGGAGCCTGAAAATAAATGAGCTGGCTTTCAAATTCAAAACATCCAACATTATCATTTGTATTGGCAATAATAACTCTTCCAATTTGGTTTCCCTTAGCAATAGTCCTTGACTATAGGCAGAATAATGAAAATGGAAAATAAAGAATCATTTCAAGCCAGAATTAAACCATATTTCTCGCCATCAGACACTCTTGATATCTATCATGCATATTATTTAGCCAAATATGGTCATCGTGGTCAGGTTCGTAAAGAGCTTGATTCTGAAGGTAAGCCAACTAGATATTTTGAACATGTACGCAGAGTTGCCCTATCTTTAATTGATGATATGAAAGTCATTGATAAAGATATGATTATTACCGCCCTATTACATGATTCAGTCGAAGATACGGAAGACCTCACTGCTGAACTTTTAGAACATATCTTTGGAACTAATGTAGTATCTATGATTAAGGTCCTTAGTAAGGTTCCAAAGGAAGGTTATATTGAGAGGTTTAATAATTGTCATAATTGGAAAGTGCTTGCAATTAAAGCTTGTGATAGGTTAGATAATCTTAGGTCTCTAATGGTTCCTGGAACAACAGTTGAGTTTCAAAAGAAACAAGTTAAAGAGACAAGAGAGAAGTATTATCCTATTTTTAATAGGATGTTGACATTAACTCCAGCTCAACATCTTACAAATGTCTCAAATATAAGAGATGAGATACTTATAGCTGTAGAAAGAGCTTCAACTATAATTGAAATGCGCGGATCTGCTGTCTGAAGGCAAGATCCGTGCCGACTTGACAACCGTCCGCCCGCGCTTATATTGTTTAGGTGAGGACGACGTATGCCCTTTTTACTTTTTTACGAGCAGACGCTATTTACCTGCTTTGTACTTACCCACTCAATTTGGTGAAAAATGACTACAAATAGGATTCAGGATCTTTCAGAATACATTATTAAAGCCCGCCATGACTATTACAACGGTCAACCAACCGTAAGTGATAAGATTTTTGACGCTTGGGTTGATGAGCTTCGTGTTCTAGACCCCAAGAATAAGGCAGTCACTTCTGTTGGAGCGCCTGTTACCCAATCTGCTTGGAAAAAGGCTAAGCATCAGATCCCCATGGGCTCTCTTGATAAGGTAAATCAACCTGTCGAGCTGTCTAAATGGGCTAATGATATGGCAAAAAGCGAGGAGCTTTTCGTAACTGAGAAACTTGATGGTCTTTCAATTGAAGTTATCTATGAAGATAGCAAGCTTGTGCAAGCCATCACTCGTGGTGATGGTGAGACTGGTGAAGACGTAACTGTCAACGTAGTTCGTATGGGTGGGGTTAAGAGCCAATTAATTGGTAATTTCAATGGTTCGCTGCGTGGCGAAATCATTATGACAAAGACAAACCACAAAAAATTCTTTGCTGACAAGGCGAATCCACGAAACGCTGCTTCTGGTGTATGTAAAAGGCTGGATGGGGTTGGTGTTGATAAGCTTACAATCCTTTTCTATCAGGTCTTAGGAGATGTTGACTTCAAAACTGAGGTTGAGCAGTTCAAATGGCTTGCCAAACAGGGTGTTGGTGCTCCTAATTACTGGATTAAGAAGGATGCTGGCGAGGTTAATGCTCATTGGAGAGACTATCAGGACTCCAAGCGAGACAAGCTTGACTATGATATTGACGGTTTAGTCATTCGTTTGAATGATATGCCAAAGCAAATCGCTCTTGGCGACAAAGATATGCGTCCCAAGGGAGCAATTGCCTTTAAGTTTGACAATGAAACTCGTGAATCTACCATTCGAGATATCGTTTGGCAGGTTGGAAACAGCGGCAGACTCACTCCAGTAGCAACAGTTGACCCTGTTACGCTTGTTGGGGCGACAATTACTAGGGCAAGCCTTTACAATATTGCTTATATTGAGGAGCTTGGGCTTGATATTGGTGCAAGAGTGCTTGTTGCAAGGGCAAATGATGTTATTCCGCGCATTGAAGAGCTAATTAAAGGTACTGGAACGATTGCTCAGATTCCAGATTCATGTCCAGTATGTGGTGGCGATGTAGAAATGCAGGGAGAGAATGGTGTTTGCGTCAATAGCAAGCTATGTCCATCGCAGGTAGTTGGTCGTATTAAGAACTGGATTAGTGAATTGAATGTTCTTGAGTGGGGTGATACTCTTATTGAGAGACTTGTAGAGTCTAAAAAGGTCACAACTGTTGCTGATTTGTACCGTCTTTCAGTAAAAGACCTTGCAAGTATCGACAGGATGGGAGAAAAGTCCGCTCAAAAGTGTTTTGATCTTCTTCTTGAGGCAAAAGAAATTCCACTTGAAGTATTTCTTGGTGCTCTTAGTATCCAAATGATTGGTCAGAGTACAATTAAAGCCATTATGAACTCTGGCTGCGATACTCTTGAGAAGTTTGGGCAGCTTAAAGCAATTCATTTTGAACAAGTTCCTGGCGTTGGTCCTACTAAAGCTAAGTTCTTAGCTGATGGTTTGGCTGCAAATCAGAAACTTATTCTTGATATTCTTTCAACTGGCGTCACAATTAAAGAGATTGCAGTCGGATCATTGACTGGAAACTCAATTTGTTTCACGGGATCAATGAAAACCAAGCGTCCAGTTCTTGAAAAGATGGCGGCTGAAGCTGGTGGTGAAATAAAATCTTCAGTTGGAAAGGGATTAACGTATCTTGTTATCGCTGATCCAAATAGCACAAGCTCAAAGGCGGTTGCTGCAAGAAAGCTTGGAACGAAGTTAATCTCTGAAGAAGAGTTTTTGGAGTTAGTTAAATGAGTATTATAGATAATTTTGTAGATGCTTTCTGCAAATTAGTTTCTTCTGATAAACAAATTCCACAGAAACCAAAATTCATTGGCAAGCATACTATGCTGTTGATTCAAAAGATATGACTGATCCTAATTTATATGTTGGAAAAATTCTAAATGATAGCATTCTTAAATGTGAAGTAGTAGATGTTCATAAAACTAACATTCATGTTAAGATTCTAGGGATCCATTGGGATCGTATGGGGACTTATCTTGATGTTGGAAACATTTATCCAGTATTCAAACATTCTGGATGGAATGAAGATAACATTCAAGTTTGGGAAATTTCTTCAAAAAGAATGAAGAGAAGTTCTTCTCAAGTTATTTTGCAGTGGGAAAAGGGTAGCGGTTGGACATGGGATTTGGATTCATAATATGGAACAATTAGTTTTATTCCCTCATGGGCGCGCTAATCATGATCCAGAAAGCCATAACCCAATTTGTTTATGTGGCGCAAGAGGAATAATAGATCCTATGTGGGATAGATTTTATTGTCCAACAGATGGCATATGGCTAGATGGATTATCTGGAGAATGTTTATGCTCTAACTGTGTGAATGAAAGAAAAAATTGTACAGATCCAGATAATCCCAATTATAATTATACAATGGAAGATTTAAAAGATGATTGGGAAATTGATTGGATGGATCCAGAGGAGTTGTTCATATAATGTTACAATGGGATAAATCAATCCAAGTTGGCGATTTTGTAATATCAAATTACCATAAGAACTCTATTATTTATAAAGTTTCGAAAATTGAAAGAAGATTTTTGGTAAAAAGCGATCTTAAGTGTGAAGTCTATAAGAATAGTTCTATTGGAGATGAGTATAGTCCAATTGTAACAATAATTCCTGTAATTGATACTAGTTTTGATGCATGTTTTTCAAAGAAAAAACTTACAGCAAGAAAAGCCTTTCTTGATTGCACTTGGCTTAATAAAATGTCATCAATAGATTTTAATAATTATTTGCAATATCTAAGTGACTTGTTTATGAACATATGATGAGTCATATCAACTATCTAATATGTTAGTATAGATGAAAAATAAATATCTTTGGTTTACAGACACTCATTTAAATAGAGTTAATCCTCTAAAGAAATTACTTTTCATTCGTCATATTATTAAAGAAGATCCAAAAGCTATCTTTCTAACCGGGGATATTTCAACTGGAATGTTTCTTTATTATGATTTATATTTGTTAGCAACATTTATTAAGTGCCCAATCTACTTTGTATTGGGTAATCATGATTATTGGACCTCTTCTATTGAGAAGATTCACGATCAGATTAGGTCTTTGTGTAAAAAGTTCCCACAATTGATCTGGCTTTCAGAGTCGGACGTCATTTCATTGAATGATAATGTCGCAGTTATTGGAGATGAAGGTTGGTTTGATGGTTGGAATGGAGATTCTAATTATTTAAAACTAACTATTGATCAATATTTTATTGAAAACTTTAGAAAACTTCCTTCAATAAAAGAAAGACTTGATTGTTGGCGTGAGATGGCTCAAGCTTCTAATAGAAGACTTGAGATTAAATTGCGCCAAGCAATGGAAAAGGGATATAAAACAATTTATATTCTTACACATTTCCCGCCTTGGAAAGAAGCAACAAGGGATCAAGGAACAATATTAGAAAAATTTTGGCTACCATATAATACAAATATGAAACTTGGCGAGATGATTGAGGGCGTAATGAAAAAACGGCTGAAGTCTCAAGTCATTGTTCTATGTGGTCATACTCATTGCGATGCTAATATTCATGTTAGTACAAATATTGAATGTAAAGTTAATAAAGAAAAGTATTTTGGTTGGCTTAGAAATGAAGAATTGATGTTCATATAATTTTTTGTCATATGTCTTATGATTTATGATGACGATGAACTATGGATAAACAGTGATCAATGCACTTTTGATTGGTATGAAGGCTTAACTGAGGCTTCATCTAAGAAAAAGGCGCCTAAAAAGCGCGATAAAGATGGATGTTTTTGCGAGAAATGTAAAGAATTCTTTCCATTTGCAGAACCAAATCAAAAAGATGAAACATTAATTTGTTATTCTTGTCGTACTCCTTGGTAATAATTTTTATTATTTGACTTTCTTGTAGCGGTAGCTATATTACTTGGGCGAGGTCACATGCCCATAGAATCAAAATTTATTATTACTCCAGACATTTATGAGAAATGTTCTAAGTTTGCCAAAGAGTCTGTCAATACAAGTGCAGATAAATATGCAAGACGAAATCAATTAGATATTGAAAAGATTTGTAAAGACATTCGCAATGGAAAAATTGGCGAAGAATATGTTTGGCAAAATGTTTTTAAAGAGCATATAGGGTTTACTCCTCCTGATTATCAGATTTATGCAAAGAAAGATAAATCCTGGGATCCAGATTTGAAAGATACATTTTCTGATGTTCGCCTTGGTGTAAAATCTCAAGATATTGAATCTTCATTATCATTTGGAGAGTCTTGGGTATTTCAATATGGCAATGGTGGAAAATATGATTGTGACTCTGGGGTTTTTAAAGAATCAGATCCAAATCATTATATTGCTTTCGTCGCCTTGAATGTTCCTAAAAGAAAAGGCGAAATTCGTGCCATTGTAAAAATACACTGGTTGCATGATAAAAAACTATTTAAAGAAATGCAGAAAGCATCATTACGTGGTAATAAGCTAGCTGTGTATTATGAAGATTTAGAAAAATATCCTGAGGAATTGTTTCAATTATGAAAAAATTAGTTGATTGTTGTGATAAATGTGAGAAGCCAGTTGATAAGCCGCTAATAAAAGTAGATTCAGAAGAATTATGTGAGCACTGTTCATATAAGGCTGCTTACTTTAGTTGGCGTAAAGCTTATGATGAAAATAAAGATAAATGACGACTACTCCTTTTAGATATCCTGGCGCCAAGAATAAGATGCTTCCAATATTAATGGAGCATCTCTCTCCACTCTTAGATAAGAAACCAATGTTTCTTGATGCATTTGTTGGCGGAGGGTCTGTTCTTTTAGATGTTGCAGAGAAATATCCGAGTTGCCATCTTTTTGCCAATGACAAAGACTATTGGGTCTATTGTTTTTGGAATATAGTCTCGGGACCCGATTCTACAAAATTCGATGACCTTCTTGCGCTAGTGGCGACTCGCCCGACGCTGGACCTTTTTTATAAGTTGCGTGAGGAAAAAGTTATGGATGATGTCGGTGCGGCATATCGCGCGATATTCTTTAATCGAACAACTTTTTCTGGAATCTTTTATAGTGGACCAATTGGTGGAAAAGATCAAAATTCTCAATATACGGTTGATTGTCGTTATAATATAAAGAAACTTTTAACTAAAATATTAAAGTGTAGAGAATTATTACAGTTTAGAACTGTTGTGGTTAATGAAGATTTTACTAATCTACCGATGTTGACCGCAAATGATATTCCTACTTATTTAGATCCGCCTTATTATGTTAAAGGCGACTCACTATACATTCATAGTATGAAGCCTTCTGAACATAGATCATTAAGTCATATTCTAGCTAATAGAAAAAATTGGGTATTATCTTATGATGATTGTCCTGAGATAAGAGATTTTTACAAAGGAAACTCTATTATAGATTTAGCAGTCAGATATTGTATTAATGGCAAGAAGAGTGCTTGGGAAAATAAAAACGAATTGATTATTTTGGCATCTTAGTAAGGAGCCAATATGCGTTATTTGTTTTTAGCATTATTATCTTGTTTATTATTATCTGGATGTGAATTGCATGGTGGATATGGCGCCAGCTATGGCTATACCAGTTATTATGCTCAACCAGTTCCAGTATATTATTCTGGTTCAGTTTATACTCATCCGCATCACTATTATCATGGTCAAGTTGTCGTAACTCCACACTCTTATTATCGTGGAGGCGTAAGAGGAAAAAGAAGGTAATTAGTGTCTTTTTCTTGAAGTGCCATCTAATATATTTTGTTTTGCAGATAATGGTCTTAAATTATCCAAAGACCAACACTTTTTAAATTCTTCATCATCCATAGACGAATACTTAAAAGTAGAGTGTGGAATTATATGATCAATTTGCCAAGTCCAAGTTGACTGATCATTATCATTCCATAACTCAACTCTATATGAACCATGATTTAACCAACTCATCCATGGCTCAAACTGTTTTTCCAAATGAATTTTAAGCTCAGAAATTGAATAAGGCAAGCTTGTGGTAATGGACTTTTTATTTTTAGAAATTCCTAAAGAGTGTAATCCATTTCTAATTCTAACACTAATATCATGTCTTAATTTAAATTTAGGATCATTAAGCCTACGATTAGTCAAATGATCATTTGCTTTCTTTTTGTTATTTTTCCTATATTGCATAACTCTCTTTTTAATCTCATCCTTATTAGATTCATACCTAACTCTTTCTCTTTGTTTTTTAGATTCTGCAAATACTGTATCATTTGCATATTTTTCTTTAAACAGCTCGTTTATTTTTTCTTTATTCGAATTATATTGCTCTCGCTTCTTAGCATTGACAGACTCTCTATTTTTTGATCTATAATTAGAATTCTTTTGTTTAATTGTGTCCTTGTTCTCTTGATATCTTTTTCTATCAAAAATACGCTTAACATCTCTTTTAGACACCCTTTCACTTTCAATACATTCTTTACATTTTGATGAATATTCTACGATATTATTTCTAGTATGTCTTATGCTAGAATAAAAACAAGACTTAATCTCTTTTACAAGATTACACTTTTTACATTTTTTTGGAAATTTTCATGTTATTACCTTTATGCATATTAGCGATATATAGCCTATCACATATTATTAGGAATTTATCTGGACCATATAATATTTTGGGGGCGACAAGAAATAAATTATTATCCAATAAATATATTGGGGTATTTTTTTACGATCTATTAACTTGCCCTTGGTGTATCGGATTTCATTGCGGTTACATTATATATGCTTTGCAATGCACTGATTTTAGTTTTAAACTATTAATCATATGGGGCTTAGCAGGATCTTTTATTGTTGCACTCATTGATGCACTATATGCAAAAATAACTAATTAAGGATTAACATGGAAAAACTTGAAGTAGTAAAATTTAATAAAGATTATCCACTATTATTTTCATTTTGTATTAATGATATTGGGTCTATCATAGATCAAAATAAATCTATAATTATAAAAGCCCAGGTTAAATCTGGAAAAAGAATAATGGTACAATGTTTAAGCACAATATTGGCAACAAGAGAACATATTTTTATTACTGCACTTGACAGAATCTATTAAGTCTCTTAATATTGCGACTTCTGCAAATAAAAGAGGCAGCACTTACAGTCAAAAATAAAAATATGGCAGCCTAATTTATTATTTTGCTGGGGGCTTGCGTGCTCCGTGGGACACCTTATATTGAGTGAAACCCTCGCCGCGCACCTACCGCGAGGCGCAAATTCCTCGTAAAAGGAAGCCACAATCAGAATAATGTTTTGTCGAGAAAAACATTTCCATTAAACATCAAGAGGCATCAACATCAAAATGTTGATGCCGTTTCTATTATCGATAGAATAGACTAATTACACAGTCGTCAGATAGATAAAACAAGGACAAAATATGGCAATCCCGACTTATAAAGAGGGCTCAGAACCTTCATTCCCAGCTAGTTTTGATGTTACGAAGAGAGTAACTCTTAACTTTACAGATATTGTTAATAACAACAATAAGTATTACAATCTTGAAGTGCAAGTTGCAAAGAGCGGCGAAGCTAGAATCTATACTGCATATGGTCGAGTTGGAGGAACTGCGGCAAAAGAATACCGAGTTTGCTCTGGTCAATCACAGGCGGAATTAGAAGCTGACAAAATTATTAAGTCCAAGACTAAAAAAGGCTATGCAGAAGTCAAGTTAGTTAAAGCAGATGTTGGCTCTGAGATTGGAAAATCTAAGATTGAGGCAAATACCCTTACAATTGAGGCAGCTAAAAAGGCTGGCGTCAAAGTTGAGGAAGAGGATAACTCCAAACTTCATCCTGAAGTTCGAGATCTTGTTAGAACTTGGTTCGGCGTAACTCAGGAATTTATTGAATTAAACCTTGACACCAAAAAGTGCCCGCTTGGTCAGCTTTCACTTGATCAAATCACTAAAGGCAAAGACATCCTTGAGGAAGCCCGTAAGATTGTCCACAATAACAAGCCAGACGTGATTGAGTTAAACAAACTTACCAATTTGTATTATTCAAACATTCCACATAACTTTGGTTATGGTCGTATTAATGCAGATGTTCTTCGTCTTGATGACGATCAGAAGATTGATAAGGCATTCGATATTCTTGATGTATTCGGCGATGCTAAGGCTGTTCAGGGAGTTATTTCAAAGCGTAGTAACGTAGATTCACAGTATTCTACGCTCAATTCAAATATTAAGTACCTTGATCCAGCCGATCCAACTTGGAAGTGGCTTGATAAAATGGTCCATGAGACCCGAGCAGGTAATCATCAGTCTTTGGGCAAACTAAAG